CTGCTAGTGAACTGGCAGCACTATTCGTTTCAGAAGTTTTTGCATTTACAGCCGAAGCACCCGCCGCCGTTTCCGACGCTTGGGCCTTAGAAGCACTTACTGCGGCCTGCGTTTTAGCAGTATCAGCATTTTCAGCACTAACCGCTGACTGCTTTGCACTCTCTGCTGCCGCTGTTTCAGCCTGTACGGCCGCATCCGCACTTTCGCTTGCAGCTTTTTCCGAATTAGCAGCATTCTCCGCTGATTGACCGGCTTTGGTTTCAGATGCACTTGCAGCGTTCGCCGCTGTTTCAGCCGCCAGTTTATCCCTGTTTACTTTACTTTCAGATCCAGCTGCAGCTGTCGCAGAAGAAGCCGCAGCTTCGGCACTATCAGATGCAGCTTTTGCACTGGTTGCCGCCCTCTGTTCAGCTTCCCCAATTCCTTTTGCACTGGCCGCAGCTGCTTTTGCACTTTCATCAGCGCTGGTCGCAGCTACAAGCGAACTCTTAGCGGCTTCAATAGCCATATCTTTAGCCGCTGTAGCCGTTTTCTCGCTATTGTCCGCTGCATTGGCACTTTCTGTAGCCAGCGCTTCACTATCACCTGCCGCTGTAGCAGATGCAGCAGCCGTCTCAGCCTGCTTTTTAGCCTCATCAGCATATTTTTTCGCATTACTTTCTGCTTCAGCAACGCCTTTGGCACTAGCCTCTGACTGCTTCGCACTCTCTGCCGCTGCAGCAGCACTTTTTTCTGCGCTCTCTGAAGCTGTTTTAGCAGTAGTTTCGCTCATTTTAGCGGCGTCAGCACTTTTCGCAGCGGCTTCCTTATGTGCTTTGGCATCATCAGACGCTGTTATCCCCTCTTTCACTTTAGCCAACACTTCACCTAAATAAGTCAAAGTAAGACGCATCTCGCCACTGCCAATACGATCAGAAAATTCGTTCCCTTTTACTACCAGTGTTTTTTCCTTAGTAGTAGCAATAATAGTCCTGCCGGCATCGTTTATTCCTATAAAAGAAATATAAAACTCGCCTTCTTCAGCAACACATTCACATGGAATAATGCAGCTGTTTTCTGCATCCAGCAAAATCTCATAGGTATTAGAATCACGATTAAAAACAGCAAACTTAGTCAAGCAATCCCAGTCCGAAGAAAAAACAGCCTTGATTTTTATAAAATTAAGGCTGTCTGCTACAATATATGATTCACTTGTTAAAATAAGTCGCTGCCCTTCAACTTCAAAATCTATTTGCATCTTCTCACCTCACCATTCCAAAGTCGGTAACGACTTTATAACATCCTCGGCCGTTAAACTTATTCTCTTGCCGCTCTTCACATCAGCAATCATAGAATACATCTGACGATATACCCTTGAACGCCATTGACGTGCAGCAGTACCTTCTTTATTAAAAACGTAATCCTCGTCCCCAGCATAGCTTTGAGCCGTCAACATATTGTAATATCCCCGCTCCCGGACTTTACTATTCATATATTCTTCAACTGCTTCAACAAGCTTTTTTTCTTCCATTTCTCTCTCCTCACTCAGAAACAGAATAACCAAAATCCGCATTCTTTACTGCAATAAATGTTGCAACTCCTGTCGATATAACCATCTCATTATCTGCCGTATAGGAAATAGGATTAACACTAAAAATAGTCCTACCGATTGAGTGCCCATACGAAACATGCTGAACTCGATAATATGTATAAACTTTTACTTTAACTTTGGATCCTGCCGCATAATTGGCAGAAGCCGTCCACATTGTAGTATGTGTAAAGCCGCCGTACTGCCAAGGATTTTCTGATTTTGACTGAACAACCTCGTCATTTACAATCAAATACATGTATAGGTAAAGATAATGCCTATAACTTGACCAATCTGTATCCCCGCCATGGTGCGTAGGTATAACCATTGAAAAATTAAAAACAGCATTAATACTAGTGCTGCCAGAAGGTGCTGATAGATCTCTTTCATATACATAATCTGTATCGCCACTGCCGGTGGGATAAACTGAAAAGGCAGATTCCGATACACTAAACCCTGCGCCGGTAGTGCTACTTCCAGCACCAAGCTTTGTATAACAATTAACTTTAAATCCTTCTTTATTGACATCGTAAGCATTACAAACCAAAAATACATTACTTTGTGCATAATTAGCTTCATTAACTTGCATTGTACTTGGCAAACATAATACAGACGGCGTACTGTCCCACGGTTTTGAAAATGATACTGTTTGCCCATGTTTTGCTGTACCTATGCACATTCTCCATGTTTGCGCATAGCTGTTTCCTGCCGAATCAATATAAGTAATACCTCTTTCATCGAACAACGTATAATCACCATTTGCCATTGCACAAATCAGCCCATTCTCATCAAGCCTCACAGCACCACCTACAATTGCCAGAGCTCCCAGCAGATCAATATTCGCCGCCGCAAGTTTCTCCGTCGTCACAGCACCTGCACTAATATGATCCCCAATAATACTTCCGGAATGTATTTTAGTTGCCGTAATAGCACCAGCTTCTATCTTATCTGCAGTAATAGCATCCGAATGTATCTTATCCGCAGTAATCGCACCGGCTTCTATCTTATCTGCCGTAACAGCATTAGCCTGTATCTTACCAGCAGTCACAGCATTAGCGGCAATCTGAGTTTCGCCTACAGCACCATCGGCAATATCACCCGCACTGATCAGCTGCTTAACATCAGCAGTAACTTCTTCGCTGTACTCGCCGTCACCAATATCATCAACAAAACAATATTTGACCGTTATCTTGCCGCTAAATATAAAATAAACAAACTCATTATTCTTACTGGTAAAATTATCGTCGTTAATGATCAACTTATAGCTCGCATACCCTTCCAGCATTGGCTCCATTTTAATATTTACACCCGAAAGCAGCGGTGATAAAACAGGAGGCAATGGCTTGCTGCCCAAAGGTTTTCCAAATTGATGTACTGCAGGCTGACTATATGTACCAAAAATATTACGTACAAACAAATACGCTGTCCCGCTTCTTGTTTTCGGGTTAGCTCTTGATTTAAAATCTCTAGTACGATCAAGCAGCTTGTCGCCGTAAACACCTGCATTACCGTCAAGCCTCAACTCAAAGAAATCAACATAACCGTTATCCTCGTGCAGCCACTCCCATAACGGGCCTTCCTCATCCCATGTTAAAACAAACTGCCGGGGAACTGTCGGTACAAGCGCACTGCCTCTAATCTCTATCGAAGCCTGTGGAGCCTCTTCAAAACTACTGCTACCACCGCTGGAATTAACAGCCACAACCTTTACAAAATACATCGTTCCAGCACTCACGTTCTCGACAACATACTTCAAACCGTTGGTAGTACCCACCTGCCTAAAATCGTCAATATTGTCAACACTTCCCTGCGTAATCCATATCTGCGCAGATGCATAATCTGTCACAGCAGAACTACTAAACGATACCTCAATATTATTTTTCGGCATACCGTTTCCATCTGTGGTATTCATTTCTAAAAGTGTTACCCCTGTTACCTGCTCAGTACCTGAACCAGGTTTCATATCTTCGATCTGGCGCTCGGTACTAAGCCCATACATAGACAACACTTTTTTAATAGCTGCAGCAAACCGTTTTCCGTCACCATCAACGCTGTTTGGAATATTTTTCAAAAGCTCAATAATTGTTTGAATACCATTATTATCACTCATAAAGTCACCACCTACGCACTATGCCCCAACGCAGTGTTTATAATATTCATCAATTCCGTAGTAATTGCCTGATCCTGCTGCACATTAAACCTCTGTTGGTTAAAAACATAAATCACTGCCAGTTTGATCAGCACCATATTTAAAGACTGCATTTCAAAAGGCATAATATCATCTTCTGTTTTCAGAGGTAAAATCTCAGCAAAATATCTTACTTTCAACGTTTTTTTTCTATTAAACAGAGCAACTTTTCTGCCTGTAATTTTCATGGGGAATGTGCCAGCAGTTTTAGTAAAATCAGCTGGTAGTGTATCGCCATCGGCAATATCAATCTCTTTAATAGACAAAGGATTCCCTGCGCTTATAAAAAACGCACTTAAAAAAACAATAGCCTCATTCAGATATGATAATATTTCATCATTATCTAAGTCACCAATACCTTCGCGATCGTTGGTTTTATTTCGTATTTCCTGTATAGCTTCACGAGCCATCATAATTTAATCACCGTCCTTAACACTTAAATGGCATTCTCCCACGTGCATTAGCATACTTTCGCAGCGGTGTAACACTCTTAATCAGGCCTTCACTAGCCTCTGTCAAAACAGTGGTCGACTGATTATTCATCACCATTATCGACAAATTTACCAAACCATCTGACATAAACTCCGGCAGTGCAATATCCTCATTAATATTTTCAACATCGGTCAAAACAGCTCTGTAAGCAACCTTCACTTCTTTTTCTCTGCAATACAGCTTACTAGCAAAAATCTTATACTCGCCATAATCAGGATTACACCCTGCCGCTACAGGATGCATCTTATACCCATCCCTAACCCTTGTAACGCTTATTAATGTCATAAAATCATATGGCAACCTAAGTCCCTTTATACATGCATCATCATCAAAAATATATTCCTTGTCCTTCTCTAAATACTCGCTATTACCCAAAGCCATGCTTTGGTTTAAATAAGACAAAGCTTCGTTGATCGCCTGTAAAATCTCGTAATCGCTATACTTAATTTCATCTAAATCTTTCTGTTTAAACCGAATCTTCCTTACTAAAGCAGATACATCAATCATAACCAGTCACCTCACTGTAAAAAGTTTCTTATCGACAACGGGACTAAGTTGCGGGTTAAGCTTAAAAAACATTCTTACATAATGAGTATATTGACCTATGTCGCCATGTCGTTTAGCTTCACGAGCCTTCAATAAAAGCGGATCATAAGTCCATAATTCAGGTGGAATAAATCCCATTACCCGCATCTCGCCGCTGCCGTGTCCAACACGTCCGCCAGAAAGCTCTGTAGCTGCTTTCGCCATTGCGATAGCACTATCCATCTCTACAGTAGTTTTCAAATGCACAGTCCCTTTACCATCATTCAGACTGTTTAATTCCTGTTTTATGATCGAACCCATAAAATCCCCCTTTTAAGCAAAAAACAGCACACATGCTAGGTATATAGCCTGTGTGCTGTTTTCAATAATAAAACTACAATTAATATTTAATGTTCAAAATAGAACCGCTTGCATGTGGCTGAGTGCCTTTCAAACCAATAGACCCTTCAATGACAAACTCGGAATAGTTACCCTTTTTAGCAAGGTTCGCAACTTCGTGAGTACGATCAAACCATTTCAGTGCAAAATATTCCTCGTCCATAGCGTCAATACGATTGTTGGGATACCACAAATGCGGCTGCGCAGTAACCATGCCAAAATCAGTTTCCAAAGTATCAGCAACAATATTCATCTTTTTATCGCCGGATTTACGATTTGTGGTAGCAAGTGCTGTTACCAACCCAGAAAAACGCTTTTTATTCTTCGGTGACATCCAAAGTTTAGAGGGATTACCACCACGATAATAACACATCTGCATTACAGCGTTAATATCATCTACGGTATAGTCCTTTGTTCCACCCAAATCAGTTACGTTATTTTTTTCAATGACCACACCAGTCCCTGCAGTAGTGGGAATAACCTGATCTGCGACGATATTCTCAATAGCACCTTTCATGCTATGAAAAAGAGTAAATTTCTTTTCAGGCGCTGCCGCATCAAGGCGAACATAATAAATGGTATCCTTCACGAGCCCCGCCGGCATTGTTGTAGCGTTAAAATACACAAAGTCACCTGTTTCCAGTTCGTGTTTAACATCATCGGTAGAAAACACTCCGGTCGGTGCTTCAGGGCTACCACCAGTTTCCAAAGTGCAAGATACAGTAGCACTTTTCAAAAAGTACGGAACACCGCCAGTCAAAGCCGCAACGGAAGCAGTACCATCACGCTTCGTATCGCCATTTACGAGTGCATACTCAATATCACGAGCATGTTCAAAAAAAGCTTTGGTTTTCTGACGGTCAAATTCATCCTGCTGTTTGTAAATTTTACGAGTCTTACGCTGCATGTCAGTCACATAACCTGAATTGAAAAATACCTGGACGTTATTGTCCAAGGAACGCATACTGCCAACCTTGCCGGTAGTATAATCTTCTTTTTCAAGATGTGCATTCATTTGCGGCGGACGCAATCCCTCTGTAATCCAGCTGAATTTCGTTTCCACTGCGTCGTCGTCCTCTGCCAAATTAGACAGGAACGGAGTTTTGTCAGGATCGATATTAGTAATAATAGGGGAAAAATCTTCATCATTACCAAATGCGTCATAAGTCGCAGACTGAGACGCGCTCGGCCCTGCGTCACGGACAACTGCCATAAAAATCACCTCTTTGATAAATTTTTTATAAATAAAAAGAACACCAGCGTTTAACCAGTGTTCCTGTTATTTTGTTCTTTTACCTAAATATTGGCTCAAATAAGCCTGTTTTTCTCTGCGGTTCATATTGCGAAGTTTACTGAAATCAGCCTTGACATCCGGCATATCTGAACCTGTTCCAGGCGTTTCTAGCACTGGCGGCTTTGCTACCGGCGTAGGTATACGTCCGGCCCCATTTAACTTAGCGTAATATTCAAGCCTTGTATCATCATAATATTTTTGCAAAATCGGCAACTGTTCTCGTTTAATAGTATGGTTTTTTAACGCCATTAATACAGGTTCAATAGTTTTTGCCTGCTCATAAGGCAAATTCATGTACCGTGTTTCCATCAGTACATCAATAGCTTTAAAATTAGGTTCTGATTGCTGCACTTGCAGAGTATAGTTTTTAATCTCGTTATATATACTGTCATGTTCAAACTTTGCACGTTCGGCTTCCTCAACACTTTTAGCCCGCTGCATCTGCACATCAGCAAATATTTTATTGCGGTTAAAATCCACCGCCGCATTAAAATTATCGACCTTATCTTTCAACAACTTATCATCGGCATATTCTGCTGCAGCAATGTCATCTTCTGTAATACCTAACTCCTGCATAGCCATCTGACGAGCAAGTCCATTGACCTTAGTATAAAACTCTGCAGCAGCAACATCTGAATTTTTAGATACATCACTTTGCGTTGACTGCACTTTATCCTCACTACTAGCTTTAAACGCAGCATATTGTGATCTATAAGCCTCCGGGACACGCCGCTCATCAACTTGGTTTAACTGTATCGCCAGTAAAAGCTCCTCCGACGAATAGGCTGCTTCACCGCCATTGGCATTAACCAAAACGTCACTAATAATACCTGCCGCAGCATTGTTGTTATCTGTAATCTGTGCTTGTGGTTGTACCAGCCCTGGCAATACAGTACCATTCTGCTGTGGTGCTACTACAAGCTGTGGCGCATTAGCACCCGTTGTCGCTGCCGGCGTTTTAGCAGCAACCTCAGCCTGACTTTGCGCCTCTGCAGCAACCGTAACAACTCTGCGCTTTCCGTTCGGATCAATAACCAACTTTACCCCGCCGCTGACTATCCCTTTACTGCCTTCACCTTGCCCCGCATCGTGTGTGATAGCCGCTGCATTTTCTATGCCAGCAGCAGAAGTAGTGCTACCGGTATCATTACCTGTAGCCGCAGCAGTAGAAATCGCACTTCCAGCCGACGCAGAAACGCTACCACCGCCTGCTTCCGTACCATCTGCATCATAAAAAAACTTATCCAAAAACATTCTTAGTCACTCCTCCTGTTATTCTTTTTCAGTTCCTCAAGTAATCTGCTAATTTTGGTTTTCCGCTTCTCGCCAGTACTAATAAACCCGTTTAACATATCGGCAAACTTCGTAGCCGCCTGATAATAAAGCTTCACTGCCTGCGGATCAGCATCACTATTAAGCAACGCTTCCAGTACATCATCTTCTACTGTATCCAAAAAAGCACCAACAACCTCTTTGGCCACAGAAGCTTTTGCACCTAACGACACATCTTTTGCTAACTCAGCAATCTGTACTTTTTTGCTTTCCCTCAGGCGTTCTATTTCTTCAGGGGAGTAGATTTTGCGACGCCGAAACTCTGGTGCCCTTATTCTTCTTAACATACTCCATTAACTCCTTTGACAGAACATCATTGATTTCAATATTGATCCCCTGTGATTTTAAATATTGTACTTGTGCAGCCGGTGGCAAATCATCAAAGTTAACTGTAATACGTGGCTGCCGTGCTTTTGAAAGCTCCAATTCAGCTTTTGCCTGCAGCAACTGCATTTCTTCTTCCTTCGCTCGTTTCTGTGCCTGCTGTTGCTGCTCCTGAAGTGCTTTTGCTTCCTTGCTGCTCGGGTCAAGTAAATAATTAGAAACATTCCTGATTCCCATTTTTTCAAGCAAGTCCTTAACTATTTCGTACCAGCTTTCAGGAGTTACCAAGCCGGCCGCCTGCAACTGCGGGTAAATTTGATTTATCAAAATCATCAAATATTGGATCTGCGCTTCCCTCGTCCCTGCCCCTAAACCAACATTGATAATCAAATCATAGTCAATATCCAACTCTGACTTATCAATGACAATATTCTCATCCGCAAGACGAAATATCTGCTCCTGATCTAGATACTTTTGATTAAGAAGGATTAAATATTTAAAAAGCGGTATCAAGAAATTCTCAGCAAACATTCTTGCCATATGCTTCATACGCTTTTCGGCGCTGCCCATAATGGCAGTTATGCCCGTAGCAGTCTTATTTAAACTGTTACTATCCAATCCCTGATTATACCTTGTACTGCCACTCTGAGCTTCGATCTCATTCTGTGCATACTCAATTACGCTCATTGATAACGGACTTATCGGTAATTGATTCCCCTCATACACCGACTCTCTTGGCGGCCCGTCCGTAAACACAAACTCGTCACCATCAATCATAGCGTCAATATCTATATTAGATTTCATATCTAAAAAAGTACGAGGACGATTATTTTTTGCGACATTCGTAATGATCTGCCTAAACACAGCAGTTTTCAGATCCTGCTGCTGAATTAAGTTATCCGTAAACGATTCATTTTCATTGAATGCCGTATTAGGGCTTACCTCTGCACCAGTAACGAAAAACGGAGAAATTCCAATATCATTAGTGACAATCCTAATAGGCACATCACCAATAGCATGTACGATCAAGTCCTCATAAATACCATCATTATTAAAATCAACCTGTAAATAACCCTCATACAATTCAAACTGCTTGCTGGCATTATCATTATCAGTAAGACGGCTATCGATATTATTCAGTTCCTTATTCTTGTCCGTTTCGTAAGTATCATAAGAAGTATCACCGCTAAAATCTTCCATAGCTTTATCAACATTCTCGTAAATACCCTCTTGCTCCTTACGTTTCAGGTAATCGCCATTAACAATTTTACGATGTGCTTTAAACTTTGCATTCTGCACGGTATTATTATCAGGCGTATATCTTAATTCAGACGGCGACATATACTGCACAACCGGATGATTGGCCTTTACAATGATCTTCTCAAAAACAATAATGGATAAATCAGGCGCGTCTTTAACCGGCTCCTGACTTATTATCTCAATAGATCCCTTATCAGCTTCTGTATTCAAGATAGCGATAATAGCAAAATCATTAACAGCACTGATCATAATCTTGTACCGCTCACGATCCTCTTTGCGATCCCAATATACTTTAGCAACTGCATGATTAAGCTTAATAGCATCAGTCCAAACAGCATCAATAAAGGTAGGATAACTGTTTTTTCGCTGCAGCTGATACTTCAAAAGTTGCTGTATCTTAGTTGCCTTATCATCATCATTAGCATTAACGCCTTTAATATCAACCGGATCATCACCACCAAGAAACGGTTCACACAGGCTTGGGATCATCCACTTAACAGTGGTCTTAATGTCCCTACTGCAAAAATTACTTGTTTCCGACAGTGCCGGGAACAGCTTTCTATAGTATTCTTCGGATGCTAAATACGACCTTTCACGCTCTTTTAACTTTGGCTGAATCGTTGATTTATAATAACTATTGGCAACGTCCCTGCACTTCTTAAACGCAGACATTATCTTATCTATCTCTGATTTTTTGAGGCTTTTAAGGCTAACCTCTTGTTTGGCACTATCTTTTTCAGCATAAGCCACCAACATATCAAAAGGTGTTTGCGGCTGCGCAACATTACCTTGCTGCCCATCGTCAATAACCGACTGTGCATTATTTAACTGCTGCTGCTGATCAACATTATCATTAATATTAGGCATACACTTTACTCCTAACGAGTTTAATCGAAAAACTCCGCAATCACTACACCATCATTGACGTCAACAGAATATAAATACACAGCTGTTTCCTTTATTGTCGGAAAAATCATCTGCATGCCTGCAGCAATTGGAATGCCTCTATCGGAATCTACATCACTATCACCGAAATAAATAGTAGTATTACCGCCATTATGTACCAGCACCGCACTCCTGCCAGTAAGTACATGTGCTAGAACAGAATCACTAGCCGCCACCGTCACTGTATTTGCAACTAACGGCAATTTAACAACAGTCATATTACTAAAACTATAAGGAATATTCATTTTCAATCACTCCTCCACTATGTTAGTTATTTATAATTCAATGCCTTCAACTTCCGCACGGACTTCTAAACAATAAAGATATTGACCCATGAAAGATTTTTGTTTTTTCAGCAATTCAATATCACAAGTAGGCGTAAAGTTTAAAGTGCCAGCTTCATATTTGATGATCATAGCATGAAGCTTTTCATACCTAACCTGAGTCTGCCAATACTCAGCTTTAAACCTATCTTTGTAATCCGCACTATTCATCAGCTCAACTGTATCTTTTAATTCTATATAATGATATTTCATTTTTAGTCCTCCTTATTTTACACAAAAATTTTCCCATTTTTTATACACATCGACATACGTTTCGTTCTTATCGCCGTTATATGTAACTTCGTAATACATGCCATCACTAACGTTGGTGCTTACAAGAGCTTTCCAGTTCTGCAAAGTTTTACAAAACCACACCACATATACATCATTAAGTGTAATTTGTTTTTTGTCAGTTACATCAACCTTAGCATTAAAATAATCCATCACAATTTGTTTTGCTTTTTTCTGCATCATCATTCACTCCTTGATTTTTATATTACCTCTACATTGCTCCAACTCGGCGAATACGCCCAGCCTTGCGTGCCTGTTTGTAAATATCAAATTGATTAGATCTAACCGGCAAGGCAAATGTCAAAGCCAATGCATCGCCAAAGTTAGGCGACTGCACCCCACGCTCCTTCATATCATCTTTACTCTCAAGCTGAAATTTACCACGAGTATT